TCGATAGGAGCTGACGTAATGCCTGTTAAAAGTCCTGTTAAATCTGTTTGTGCCATTATATTAGTCTCCTATTATTCTTTAGTGATGTCAAAGTCTTCCGGAAGGTCAAGAATAGAGCCTACGTCTACCACAGCACCGCCTGTATCTCTACCATCATATGTAGTATTACGCCCTATGTCACCACCGTAGTTATAACCAAAGGGGTTCCAAGAAGCACCACCAAGATAATCACCTATCTTACCCGCACCATAGTCAAACAAACTCTGTGTAGCTTGTCCTTCTATATCACCAGAACCAAACAAAGATGTCTGTATACCTCGGTCTCTCGTTGCTCTCAAGTCATTAGCAAGTTGCTGTGCCTGTAGCATACCTTCCAAACCCGCAAGAGCTGACTGTCCGTAGAGAGAACCTTGCTGTCTACGTGCTGCATCCGCATAAGAAGCAGGAGCATTGCCTGCACCAAACAAACCAATAGCCTCTTGCTGTGGCATATAAGCCTGACCTGTTAATGTGCCTGCCATGCCTAATGCTTGTTGTTGTTCTGCTAGTGCCTGAGTACGTGCATCCAAGGAAGCCTTGTTACGTGCTTCAGCTTGTGCCAAGTCAAAACCAAAGGTTTCCTGATTTGAACCACCGTATTGAGCTTGTGAAATACCACCACGACCACCGGAGAACAACCCTTCCTGCATCCGTAGACGCTCACGCTCTTCCTCTGGACGCTGAACGCTTCTAATCTGCTCGTACAGCTCACGTTGTGCTACAGCAGGGTCAACACCTACCTGACCAAACAAACCCTCTGCCTGTCCAAATCTGGCCTGCTGTCGTGCTAGTTCTTCAGGAGATAGCTGTAAGTCCAAACCACCTTCTGGAGTAGTTCTACCTGTAGCAAGATTACCTGTTACGGTGTAAGGTTGGAACTTAGCCATGTCGGCAGCAGTTTGACCTATACCAGAAGCAGTTCCTAAAGCTAATCCTCCTGCTGCTCTAGCTGAATCAATACCTTGCTGACCTGTATAGTAGTCTAAACCGGTGTTAAAAAGGTCACCCATGTTAAAACCACCACCAGTGAAGAAACCACCACCTCCACCACTACCGCTACCACCTGCGGGAGCAGGAGCTTGATTAGGAGCATACCCACCACCGGCTTGTAAAAGGTCTATACCGTCTCTCTGTGCTTGTGTTTGCCCACCGGCAATACCTGTGTTGTTCCAATAGGAAGAACTAGGAGAGTAAGGAGGAGGAGAAGAATTGTTTAGAAAATCCATTGGACTCCCTACAACGCCACCACCACCTCGGTATCCTGAGCCTGCTCCGTAATTGGGATTGGTAACCTGCTGATTCATATTAGCAAGTTGGTTTAGTTCTTCTACTGACATACTAGGGCCGACGGACATTAAACCATTCCTCCGATAATAAATGCTAATAACTCAGTGTAACGTACACCGAGTCTTGTTTGTTCTACACCTGCTTCGTTTGTCCATGTCTCACTAACAAACACGCCGTAGTCTTCCGCGCTGAGTCCTTCGCTTGCAAACGCTGCCTGTACGTCCTGAGCGATAACACCAAAGTGATACCTAGCTCCTTCACTTCCTTTCCTCTCTACCGCTGAGTTCCACTTGAACTTACGTACCAAGCCTTTACAGGTCTGAGCTACACGAATCTCTGCCTCAGTTAGTTCCTCAATGCTTTGCTTATCATTAGCATCGGAAGTGTTGATTGTTCCGTTAGTGGCGTAGATGTCGTCAAAACGAGCAGCACTACGACCTAAGTCAATTAAGTCGTCCTGTGCGCTGTTGTTAGCAACACTGGTGGGGGAGATGTTAGCACTGGCTCCACCGCTTGCTCGTACAAAACGTAAACCTACAACATTATTACCTAAAGTAATGTCAGGGATGCCTCCTGAAATTGTTGTACGTACTCCACCACAAACAGTACCTCCTAGTTTAAACTCTTGCACGACACCGTTAGCACTGTTGTCTACCACTAAAGTTTTTGTGGTACTAGCGCCATCAACAGTAAGTCCGTCCGACACTACTGTTCCGGTAACGTCTATGCCTGTGTTGGTTGTTGCTAGTTTAGAGTTATTGTCATACATAAGGTAGGCTGTACCTGCGCCAGTGCCTAATGTTGAAAGTAACAGAGCCGTCTTAGTAAAGTCTGCATTCATCAGGCGAATACTATCAGCAGCGCCTATGCGTAACTCGCCTGTGCCTATATCAGAGATGTACGAGTGACTTGCGTCATGCCAAATCTGTAAATCATTACCTGTACCAAAACGCAAACGGTTGTTATCACCGAAGTCGAGGTTACCAGTCATTGTTGCGCCAGTCTTGTCAACCTTAGACGCACTGGCAGTAGCAACACGGCCGAACTCGTTGTAAATCTCAGTGCCTTTTACTTTTTTAGCTTCAGCGCCTGAAGGAAGGGAATCCTTAGCTGCGAAGTTTGTATCTTGTGTATAGTTGGCCATTTAAATCATTCTCCCTAATAGAGCGTGTATATCAATTGTTTGTATGGAAAACGGACTACCGTTAATTGTACTCTCAACACCAATACTGGCTGATACTCCTGAGCCGTTGGTATGTACTGAACCTTTGTTTACAAAGACACCCCCTGAGTATTCCGCTGAGGTGTTGTACTCACTCTCCCCGTATTCTGCTGTAAAGCCTGTTGCAAAACTAAACAACTGTTCCTGGTAGCTTTCGCTGTAGTCGTAACTCCAACTCAGTGTATAGTTTGTGTCGTTACCGCCAATAACTGTAATGTTAAACTTCTTTAGGAATTTCAAGTTTGAAGTGTTACCCCAGTCAATAGGATTGCTAAAGTAAGACATCTTGTAAGTAGCAGCACCATCCAAATAACCACCGTACTTAGTAAGTCCACCTTCTAAACCAATGTAGAAACCGTCAGCAGCTATGTTAGTAAAGCTGATAGGATTCATACCTGACCAAGTAGTAGCTCTAAAGGAACCGTTCTCAAGAGGCGTTCTAACGTCAAAGCAGTAAGTAGTTCCTGTTGTAGGAAAAGTAATTAAATAGAACGCATCAAAAGCACTGTAGAAAGAGTGTATCGGTAATGTCTCTTCCTTCACTAATTTAAGTAAATCAGTACGTACGTTTGCACTGACGTCCCGCATTGGTAAGGACTTCTCCTGAATAATCCTACCAAGACTCATTAAGCCTCTGTCCGCTAAAAATATAATGTCATTACCTGTAGCTACTACAGAATCTCTAGCAATACAGCCTACACCTTCAATAGTGTCCGACAGTCTAAAGTCAACAGTAGTTACGGAATCACCGCCTGCGTAGACAACAATGCTATGTAAACCAAATATAAGCAAAAACCCGTTATGTTCAGTTAAGGCTACAATCTCGTCGTAACCGTTAGTCCATACAGATGTTAAGTCTAAGCTGCCTGAACTACCACCTTGGAAGTCCGTGCCGTCAAGTAAGTCACTCCAATAAACAGTATAGTTATTACCTACAACATCAGCCACCCATAGGCGACCAAAGGCTGCTAGGACTTCGTTACCCGAAGGTGCTGTAGTCCCGCCTGACGCTACAACTACCAGTGTAGTACTACCTGCAACACTAACAAGAGGCTCTTGTCCACTTTGAAAGAAGTACACGTTATTGTTGAAAGACACTATCTTCCAGTTGTTTGCGCTTATACTGTAACCCGCAGGCAGCGTTACTTCAGTAAGTGTAGTAGTACCTGTGAATATCTTATTGTTACCCGCAGAGAATACTACTACTGTACCATCAAAATTAGTAAACTCAAATACAGCCTCTAGTCCACGACTGGTTCCTAATACGTCATTAGTAGATACCTGAGTGTATCCTTCTCTAGCACCAATACGTCCCTGCTTGTCAATAACACAGTTATCAGCAATGTCAGCAAAGTTAGGGTTCATCCCAACGGGAGACTCCTCGGTGTTAATGCCAAAGAAAGCAGGAGCAGATACAGCTAAGTTCTGTAATCTTTGTCCACTCATACGTCCACCCATATAGTCTCAGTTGGGAACCTCGCGGCATCAAAGGAAATAGCGTCAGACAAGGAAGACTTAGCAACACCCATAAGCATTGCAGCAGTAGTTCCGCCTGTCTCACCACGCTCCTCTACAGCCATAGCGTGTGCAAACTGTACGACAGGTAAGCTAGGTGCCTTTAGTGCCTGAGTATCGTTAGTAAGCTCTTCAGTCCTGTCAACAAGGGTAAACTGTAAACTGTACGCTTTGTCAGGAGTAGGGTATAAGCTAAAGTCCACACCGTTGTTTACCGTGTTAAACCCTGTGTAAACGTAATGTGAAGGAACAGTATTAACAGCGGGGTTAATGTATTGATTACTCTGCAATGCTAACTGAGTCCCTAAGTTGACATAACACTTCTCAGTTGAGTTAGTTACGTTTAGTGTTTTAAACGCTGTGCTGACGTTAGGGATACTGTAGTTAGGCTGACCAACAACTGTAGTTACTACCTTAGTTTCACGTAAGCTTGACCAATCCCAAGCGTCCTCCACCATGCGGTTAGCGTCATTAACAAACTCACCGACCAACCGTGAGTATAAAGTTTCATCTACGGAACTGACTGTGTTCTCTCTGAGTCTCCGTAGCACTTTGTTTACTACTTGTAAATATGTCATTAAACTGTATACCTGTCTAGTGAGCTAGTGAAAGGACTTGCAAACAAATCCTGCATTTCTTCTTCTTCTTCTTCTATCTGTTGTTGCTCTGGCTGTACTACACGTTCTACGTTAGTAAACTCAACGGGAGAGAACTTAAACAACTCATCTCTAAACAAACTATCCGTTGTACGTGTACCTGAAGGCTGACCTCCTCCTACCATACCTGTCAGCATAGCGCCTCCTCCGGCCAATAGAGCGTCTTTAGCAGGCTGTAGTAGGTTATCATCAATAAACCTCCCAGTCTCCTGTAAAGGCTCTTTAAGAGGCTCTGCTGCGTCTGCTATACCTGAGCCTATATCTCTGGCTACGTCCTCAATAGCTTTGATACCTTCAGGGGTGTCAGGGAAGTCCATACCTTCAGGCAGTGAGTCTTTAATAGGTTGTAAGTACTTATCATCAAAATCTCTACCTACTGTTCGTAGAGTATCTTCTAATTCTCCACCTATGTTAGACTCTCTTGCCCATTCTCCAACACCTGATTCCAAAGCAGAATCAAAGTCTTCACCAACGAGTAGCTTATCTACTGTTCTTCCTATACCTGCTAAAACTTCAGGTGAAAGGTTGTCAGCGTTAATCCCTATCTTATCTAGTGTCGAACTTATTATGTCCCCACCAAACTCGTTTACAAGGAAAGCGGTAGGGTTGCCTGTTGCAGCAGCATTTACTAAACCTTGAGTCTGTCCGTAGGAAAGTCCCCCAATACCTAAACCTGCCGGATTAGCTTCCGTTGGAGGAGCGGTTACTCCCGCCATGTTCAAACCTGCTAATCCTAGAGTTGCCCAATCTCCTCCATGTAGTGTCTCACCTGCTAACCCTCTGGCTGCTGTATAAGCTGCCTCGCTCATGCCGCCTGACGCTGCTGCCGCTATTGTACGTAAACCCGGCTTTATAAACTCCTCTCTAAACTGTAACCACTCGGAAGGAGCCGCTAAGTTCTCTGTTTTAGGCCCAACATTATCATAATACTGTAGCTCTAATCCTTTTGAATTTGTATTTGGATAGTAAGACGAATCCTGTAGCACACCTAAGTTGTTTTCAGGGGCAATTCCGTTAGGTTGATACGTTACATATATCGTATCTCCTGCCTCGTACTCTGTAGCTCCCTCTGGCCTGTATATTGTATCGTCAGAGGTAGTACCTCTAGGTGCTTGCATTTCAACAATCCAAGTTGGGTTTGGACTATCTCTTTGACTCAGGTTCCATTCATCTCTCCAAGCCTTTTCATATGATTCTTTATCAAGCTCACCACTTTCCTGTAAGTTATTTAGGTAAGCTACCTTCCCGTCAAAGCCTGTTTGTCCCCACTGTTCTTGAAAAGCTGTTGTATTCCCTTCTTCTCTAAGCGTATCAAAAGCCGAGGTAAGGTTATCTTTCTGATTTACAAACTTATCAGCAATAATGTCGTTAGCTTCTTGAGCTGTTCCGCCTTTGTTTAACCACTCCTGCGCTGTCTGCTCGTCAATACCTCTACTGAGCATATTGTTATAGGAGTAGGTGTTGTCGTATTCTTCTGTATCTCCGCTAATTAAACGACCACCAAAGTTAGAGTAGTCACCACCCCTTGCATCTACAGTATCAAAAGTAACGTTAGATAATGCTTCATCACTATACTGCATATACGGAATATCTTCTGAAGCCAACGTATCTGCATAGGTCGAAGGGTCATCACTATACTTAGCTGTGATGTCCTTACCGCCTGCTGATATTCTACCGAAGTCTGCAAAAGGGTCAGAGGACACAACAGGAGCAACAGGAGCAGTGGTGGGTTCTCCTCGGTATCCTGAGCCTGCGCCATAGTTAGTAGTAGTAGTAGTAGGAGCAGAAGAGTCTATAGCAAAGACATCCTGTTCTTCTTGGTCAAAGGCACTTTCTAAACCTGTAGCCATTACTTAACCCCCTTAGTTTTCTCGTATGTACGCAACGTACCTAACCCAAGCATCCCCATAAGGACAGGCAACATAGTTGACAAATCTATAAGGGGAATAACGATTGGAGAACCGGATAAAGCAAGCGCAAAGTTTGCCATCGGAATAACAAGGAAGTTACCTGCCATTCCAAGGCAACAAGTCCAACCCACAGCAGGCCGCCAACCTGCGACAAATAAGTCTTTACTCTTTGCTTCAGTTTTGTTCACCTCTATCTGTGCTTGTGCTATTGTATGTGCTTGTGTGGCAATCTCGTGCGCTATACGTTGCTTAGTGTCAGCATCCGGTATTACCTTATCTAGTATCTTTGTTACTGGCTGTATAAGCGCACTGATGATTGACATTACTTCTTTCCTCTAAGTTCCATAACTGTGTCGGACTCCCAAATACGAAGTCCCATCCACACGATTGTAAACAATGAAGCCATTGGTGGTAACCAAGCAGCTAAGGATAACACTCCTGTTGACACTGCTGCTATGTCCATCATTTCTTTAGTTTCCTCTACCATAATAATAGTCCTTTATTATTCGTCGTTATATACCCTAGTAAGCTCACAAGCCTCTATAGCCGTTTTAAAGTCATTCCCGAAGGAGGTGTAGTAAGGTACTCCGCTGTTCATTAAAACCGTTAGCTCGCTACTTAGGAACGCTCCTGAGCTTGCCCAATACTTGCTAGTCCCTTTCTCTAGTTCAAT